GGGGGAACATTTTTAAAACGTATTTTTGTTTTGTTTCTTATGAAAAAGTGTGCGAAACGGTATGTGAATCAGGGACCAACTTGGGGGCCATTCCCAAGTGATATGATATTTACAGGCTTATAAGACTATACTGAGATGACCACGTTATGTACAGAAAAACATAGGGAACTATCCCACTACCGGTTTAATTGGGAATTGCATCCATATGGGAAGCCGCAATTGGTATCAGCATCTACGCCTCCCAACTTCACTATCATCTCTCATTTCAGCCCATCAATTCAAGATTGAGCCTGGTATCGGAACCTACACTATTGTGTAGTATCCCCCCATATAATATCCCCAAGGTATTTAGCGTTGTTGTATTGGGATAACATTGATCGGAGGACCGAATCCCAGATCTCTCCTATCAAGGCCTCCACTACAGAACTTACAGATTAACGTAAGTCAGAATAGGCTGTTACAATGATTGCAACCACTTATGCAGAATGTCATTACTCTCAAGTAGCAATAACTCCCGCTCCTATTCTATGACGTGAACACCAGCGATGGCCTATGATTCGGTCGTTCATAGTAGACCTAGCGGCCCTCCCCGGGACACGCTTGCTTTCGAAACCACCTTATGATATCCAGGGAGAGAACGCACTATTGTCCGAGTTTCTTTAAAACTCGCGCCCTAACCCAATAATTAGGACTTCAATCCATTGTGCTTTCTTTGCCTAAGCCCGCGAATCACCATAGCAACCATCGAGTTCTATTTCAATTTTACTATAATCTGGAATTATAAAATTTTTCAATCTGTTTTCAATGTAAAATTGAAATTGACTTGAAATGTTGAACGCTATATCAAATTGTGTTCTCAACAACAAACTTGGTTCTTTATACTCCAAAGGCATCTTTTTCAACCACTTAATCATCTCCGCAGGACTTTTACTACCAAATCCCATACGCTGTTTCCACCCATATAAGTCAGCGTCGGTAAACGCTCCTATTTTAAAAGCATAATTTTCTAGGGCTTTTGCAATAGTGTAAGAATGCAAACCAATTAAAGGTATACCTCTATTGCAAATGGATTCAGCATATGATATGGTTTTAAGTATGGACAAACCACCTATATTATGGTGATGTTTCGCAGTAAAACCATAACTTGATAGTGTTCTAATAGGATCTTTAATCATTTTCCATCTTCCATCGTCTAGGCAAATAGGATTACTACTACAAAACTTTATCTTTTGTAGTACGTAGTGAGTATCATAAACAAGTTGATGTCCCATTTCGACTATATATCTTTTAATTGCTTTTAACAACTTGTTCATGTTGTTCCTCTCTACAAATATGATGGAATCGTCTCCACAGACCATTAAATCAATTTTTATTCCAACATATTTTGCTATACCAATTAACATGGCCGCATTGATAAGACTATTGCCAATCAATGTATTCATTTCGCCTGTTGCTCTAGTACCTTCAACTTTGTAACTGATATTTCCACTATAGTCTTTTCCAACATTGTTAATCTGATAAGATAACAATCTCATCAATGTTCTATCATTGTTGAAGGCCTTTAAATACAATGAATGTTCTCCATGCAATTGGTATTTCCTTACTCTACTATCGTATCGGCTGTAATCCATTGTAATTGCCACTGGATCTGTTAAAGCATCCCATTTTTTCTTAATCAATTCAGCTTTTTCAAAATCGTCCATTCCGACAGCGAACATTTTGCCTACTGCATCCTTGTTCACTTCTTTTGGTACTTGCATACCAAAGATGTGTTTTTCAAGAACTTTTGTAAACCTACCCAGTTGAACATTATATTCGTAAGTTCTTCCTTGTATAACTCTTGTAGGTTTACCTAGAGGTAGTTTCTCCTTCTTGATAAAGACTTTAATTTTTCTCTGCATACCTCTAGAAACACGCCCATTCAGCAAATTGTCCACAGCTTTTAAATATCTTGTTCGTTTTTGACCTGTATAGGTTTCTATAACCTGACGATAATCAATTGGATCTAGATTAAGATTTTTGAACCTCCTGCCGAGTACTTTAATGCCTTTCCTAAAGATTCTCTCCCCAAGTTTAGTTGTTTCATTAACTGCGTTCAATAATCTTTCACTAAGAGATTCTTCTACATTATGTGTGCACTTATGGCAACCAACATAAACGTCTAATACCTCATCTCTTAGTGTTTGGTCTTGTGGAAGTCCCACAGTATAATATTTAGTTCTATTAGCTGGACAATCCACACCACGAACATTCAGTCTAGCGCTAGTTTTTAGTTTCCTGTTAAATTTTCTGAAACTAGCGCAAAACCCGGGTCTGACTCTTAGGCCAAGACAAAAGAGGACGTCTGTTCTTGCGCGGGATATAATACCCGCGCACAATCGGCAAAAAACCCTTCTCTCCCCTCTTGCAACGTATTAACAATATCTGTTGCCTTTTTGACCGAAGCACCATTCAGAACTTGTGCTGCAAAGATTTCAGATTCAGATGCTTTGAACGCCTCTGCAACACAATATGGCACTAATCTAGCAGTATTTACCTCACTAATTCCTTTTTCCTTGCACCAGACCCTGGCCCTATTCAATAATGAATATAAATTGGCCCTATTCCTGGGTCTAAGTGCGATATATGAGTGTAAATATGCTATTAGGTCCCAATTAACATCTGCTCCAATCCAATTAAGGTCAGAGCCTGTTTGGGCTTGAGAGACTGGAATGATATTAGCCAATCCAGGAATGTAATATGGCTCTCTATCAGTCCAGTATTCTCCATGATCGTCATCATAGAGTCGGTGTCTGCCAATTCTCTCCTCTATCGTGTTTACTACACGCATTTGTCCGGGTTGATAATACATATTGGTATCATTATGGACCTGTTTTTGTTTCAGCACGAAGTTCGTAACAACAGATGCGATGAGGCCCAACCCGAAGGGAGCACACCAACTCGCAGCCGTTGAGACTAGCTTCATAGCCGTCCCAAAAGCGTGTTTTCTAGATCTGCAACGAGATCTACGTTTGATCTCATTGCAGTACACTTTAGAGAAGACAGAATTGTCCTCTCCTATCGCTCCTGTGAGCGACATAATAGCACCAAATGTGCGTATATCATTGCACATTTCTTTACCCTCCTCAGAACGCACCCTTTTTCGCTCCTTGAGGATAGTGTTAATTCGTTTTATGGGGAACCTGTGGACTAGCTCTCCCAAAAGACCACCAGTTGGGTTGGCAGCCTTATCACACAAGCGTCCAATTAACTCGCTTGCAGAAGCATTTAAAACGGTATTTAACTGCTCCGTCCTCATTTTTGTATTTAACGACCTGCTAACTAACAGGTCGCAGGATTCCTTCAACAGGCTGTCTCCCATTGCAGGATACAAGGGTTCATATAACGTCTGCACCCTGAACACCCGGTGAATTTTTATCAAATTAAACTTTGAAAAAACCACAAAAACAAAGCACCAGAAAATGCCTCAAAGGAACTCGCTTTGAGTGGGAAAATCTGGATTTCGTCAGTATACTTCTGGAC